AATGTTAGTCCAGAATATCGGCGAAACCTAAAAATAATTGAAGGAGGAACATCATGCCTTTTGGTGGTAATTTACATATTTCAAAACCGCTTACAAATGTAGCGGTCGACTACCGGCCTGGCAATTTTATTGCAGACCTGGTAATCCCTAAAGCCCCCGTGAATAAAGAATCCGATTTGTATTATACTTTTGTACGTGATTTCAGATTGCCTGAAACTCTGCGCGCAAATGGAAGCAAGTCTAATCGAATTTCGTGGGCTGTTTCTACAAGTGCATACTATCTCAATGAACATAGTTTGCATGACGTGGTTACAGATCGTGATCGTGATAATTCTGATATGATTCAGATCGACACGAAAACGACTGAAAACCTTACAGATAAGATTTTGCTTAGAAAAGAGATCGAAACTGCAAAGGCTCTTTTTACGACTACGGCATTTGGGAACAATGCCTCTGCGACTACGGCAACATCTTGGAGTTACAACACTACAACAAGCGCACCTATTCAAAATGTTATGTCCGGAACTTCCGTGATCGTTAAAAATTCTGGAAAAAAGCCGAACACGATGATCATGGGAGATGCTCTCTACGATGCTCTCAAAAATAACACGAATGTTTATAGTCGTATTCAGTATGTTGAACGTGCGATTATGACTAAAGAACTTTTGGCGGCTGTTTTTGATATTGAGCGTGTAGAGGTTGGATATGCTGCATACGATGAGAGCAGAGAAGGGCAGACTGAAAGTATCACATCTATCTGGGGCGGGAATGCTCTACTTGCATATATGTCACCGCGCGGTGGAATGAAAGAACTTTCGGCAGCGCTTATGCTTGAAATCAATGGTCAGTATAAGACAAAAAAATGGAGAGAAGAAGCGGTATCGGGAGATATCATCGAAGTTTCTTCCATGTTTGTTCCGAAACTCGTGGCAACACAATGCGGATATTATTTTTCAGATTTTAGTATTGCATAGTGTTTATGGGGGGAGAATATCCCCCCAATTTTTTAAATTTTTATAAGGAGATTATCATGGCCGAAGAAAAAGAAGTCAAGAAAGAAGTCAAGCTCGTCAATCCAAAAACCGATGATCTTGGAAAGAAAAACAAAGAGCTTATGAATGGCAAAAGTGATATCGAGGAAAAGACAATCGAAATCGTAAAAGCAAATAACAAAAGAGTTTTCAAAAAAATCAAGATTAAGAGGATCAAAGATTCTACTGGTAAGGTGATCATTACTAAATCTTATATCGTTGGCACTGGATTAAGGAAAATGTAAATGGGATCATACCTGACGACAACAAATATTTTATCTATCGTCCCTGGACTCCCGCAGACAAGCACTGAGGCCGGATTTTCAAATACTTCTGCAATTGTTGATAGGCATATAACCAGGGCTGAAGCGTATTGTAACGGAAAAATTGCGCTTAGATATTCTATTCCATTTTCGTCAGGTTCTATCCCTCCTCTTTTGATAACTCTTTGTGAGGACATAGCTGTTTTTTATTCGTATCGTTCTTTTTTTACACAGGATAATCAGAATTATAATGATTATCTGGATACGTTTAAGGACGCTATCGCAACTCTGGATGAGATAAGAGATGCAAAAATAAATTTATTTTTAACCGATGGATCTATTATTCCGGAGTTAACCTCAGATGATAACGCGGATATCTCAAGTAATGTAACAAGCAAGCAGTCTTTTTTTGATGTTGATGATCCTCTCGATTGGGCTTTTAACAATGACTTAAAAGACACGATAAGAGGTAAGCGATGAGTATAAAAATTGAAGGCCTTAATGAGTTGCGAAATAAGCTTGTAAAGGTTTCAGAAAAAACAAATAATCCAGCCGAAGTATACAAGGAAATTGCAGTTAAAATGTGGCGCGAGCAGATGGATCATTTTGACAAAGAGTCCGATGAATACGGAGAATGGCAACCGCTGAAAGCATCAACAATAGCGCAAAGAAAAAAAGGATATGCCAAGATTTTACAAGATACAGGACGGCTTAAAAACTCTATAACGTATGGTGCGGACAAAAAGGGCGCATGGGTTAAAGACGGTGTTAATTATGGTATATATCACAACAGCGATGAACCGAGAAACAAATTGCCTAAACGAAAGTTTTTATTTATCACAGACGAATTTGCAGAACAAATGAAAGAGCTTTTTGAGAGCCGAATTATGGCTCCGTTTAAGGGGATATGATGCTTGATTTATCGTCATTAACCAGTATTGTTGTAAATATGATTGAGAAAAATAATACTACTACATCGTCTTATGATCTGTCGAGTGGACTTGCAAAGCGAGTGCAAAAAATAGGAATCGGAGAAGCTGAAATTGTTCCGATTTTAACAACTCAGTACCCTGCTGTTTTAGTTTATTTGGAGTCTCAGGAAGAGGACTGGGTTTCACTGGGGCCAACAGCAAGAAGAGAAATTGATCTTAATTATGTTATTACACCTATTACATATTATGGAATGGGCCAGGTTGGAGAAAGCGCGGGAGAATTATCATATCAGGAATTATATAAATTAACTGGCCGGATTGAAGGAATTTTTAGAAATCATCCAGATATGTCAACGACCGCAGGGGTGATGGAGTGCCGATGCTCTTCCGTACAATATGGGAAAATTAAAGGTGAAAATTATTATTGTCAGACGGCAAAAATAAAATTAAATATTAAAATGTTGACAGATTAGGAGTGTGTTATGTTATCAAAAAATGAGGTATTGAGTCAAAGCAGATCAGCATTTGGGCAATGGGAAAAGATATGGAAAGAACACGCAAAAGTAAACGGCGAATTGATGAAACAATTCGGAACCTCTCAAAAAGATATTGTTGGAGACGGGAACGGAAGAAATCTTGTTATATGCGCAATGGGACAAAGTGTTGAACAGCATATCGAAACATTAAAAGAGTATCAGGATAAAGTTGATGTCATGTGCGTTGATAAGGCGTTTATACATCTTGTCAATGCAGGAATAAAAGTCAAATATGTTGTTATTGCCGATGCTGGAATAGATTACAATAAATGGGTTAACCCTGTTATTGATAAAACAGAAGGCGTAACTTTGATATCAAATATCACAGGCAATCCGGAATGGGCTAAAAACTGGAAAGGAAAAGTTATTTTTTATCTAAATAAAGACAATATTGGAAGCGAAAAAGTATTTGGCCCGATATCTGGATGTACTGAGGTTATCCCAGCATCGTCTAATGTTGGGAATACATGTATAGTTTTCGCATCTCAAATACTCGGATATGATAAATATCTTTTAGTCGGGTATGATTATTGCTGGTTTGATGATTCTAAGTATTACGCCTTTGATGATGGCGGTGACAAAAGATATTTTATGAAACATATAAATATTATTGATGTTAATGGTAGGGCTGGGTATACATCAAATAATTTAATGTTTTCCTGTAAATGGTTGCAGGATTATTATAATGGAGTGTGCAGACAAGTTAAAATAAATGTTTATAACTGTTCGGAAGGTGGCATCTTGACGGTAATCCCTATCCGCAAATTTAAAAATATGCTTGAACTTTGCGAGACAAGAGAAGTCACGGAAGAAGAGAAAAAGAAAACACTTTTAGCGAAGTCTCAGCTTGTAACTATCAGGGATAATAAAGC